CAACATACAATTCATTTCTTGCTATTCTGGTAGGTGTGTTGTTTGTTTCGTCACACACCACCACATAGTCATATATACCGCGTTTGGATATCAGATCGTTGATTGCACCAGAAATAACATTCTTGATTTGGTCTCTGGTTATTTTGTCGTTTGGTTCAAACAAATAGCCGTTACCAACGCTGGCAAGGATTGTACGAATGTAGTTAACTAGACGTGCTACATTGATACGATCCAGCGAACTTGCTGTAGGATTACGAGTCTTTTGTCCCCACACACACAGTCCAACACCTGGCAAATTTGTGATTGGGTTAATTTTGTTTTCGTACAAGGTATCACGCAATCCTACACGAATACTGTCAAATGTAAACTCATCCCCGTTGGTGGAATCTAGGTATCCAATACTGCTGGCATTGTCAACCAATCCACGACGTGTTCCTGCTGGGGCAAACCACTGATATGCCACGTTGTCGTTGTTGATTATGGTGCGTAATGCAATATGACTGGACGGAACCACAATGTCATTACCTTGTAAATCTGTGCTCAGACCCGACGGATAATACACTGCCAAATATGGATCTGCTGTTGCCAGACCGTTGCCATCAGTATTGTTGCTCCAGTTGGCAATATCAACTGCATTTGGTGCTAGACGCATTGGGGTATCACCAATAACAAACGCAGTGTTGGCTCGGTCATTGTTCAATGCCACCATCTCATCAATCAATTCAGGATAACCAGGTGCTGCAATTATGTTAAACTGATACTGATCTTCTCTAACTGTAGTGTTAGCTACAACTGCTGCTTGCATTGCTGCTGTTATCATTCTTCTCTGCGCTTGGCGGCCCATGTATGGACTACCGTTGCTCTTCAACCCACTGGCAGTCTGCCACGTATCTTTAACAGTTGGCAACGAGCTGTCGGCTCCTGGTACTGCAGGTAAATCAGGGTATGCATTTGCATTAAATTTGTTACTGACAAATTGTTTTACATTGTAACCACTACGACGTGTGTTAAAAAGCAAAATACCACGTGGATACAGTCTGTAATCCGGGCCATCTTGGTCCAAGTAACTGCTTGCTAGTAAATCTGTCACTGCAGGTAACGAATCGCTGGTAATGTCTGACGTGCCGTCTGTGTCCCAACGTGCATCAGCAAATATAATACCATTCTGACCAATTTGATCTGAATTATCAATTAGCGACCATTCTGCACCAGTATATCTATACAACACTGGATAATTTTCTAAGTCGCCACTGTCTAACCATAAATCGCCGGCTACAAGAGCAGTGACTCCATCACTTTGAAATTCTGGTTCGCTGGCACTAACAATTACGCCAGCGGTGTCAGTGGCTGATAAATCATAACCACGGGCATCAGTTTTGGTACCATCATAGTAACTGTCGCGGTATCCTTTCCATCCGCCAATTTCGTTGACCATGATATCAACTGTGGCTGGATCACTGTAGTACCATAAAGTGCCATCAACTGGTGCTTGTGTGGGCTCTGAGGTGCTAAAGGTATAAGTTAGTGCCTCCCAGTTGGTTAGAGCTAGTAGAGCTGTTCCTTCTGATGACCCAGCAATGGCACCTGTAGTGTTGCCAGTGAACCCTGCATCTGCAGTTGGTGTTCCATCAGTGTCTATTAGATAAATATCACCACCGTATATGTGTGTAAATGTAATAACACCGTTGCTCACACTTATGTTCAATTCTGGAATATTTTTTGCTAAGACATCACTTACAAAACTAGCAGGAGTAGTGCCAGTTAATGTTACAACATACGCAGTTGGAATAGCCTCACCAATTTCCGTAATGCTAATTGTTAGATCATCACCAATAGTAAATGGATTAGCTCCTAGTGTACTGCCACTAACTACCGTTTGACCAGCTTTTCTACGAACATATGGTTTGAACAATCCTATGCCGGTAACTTCTGGGTCATATGCCACCCAAACTGTACCTGCTGCAAGGCCATTGCCACCACCAGATGGATCTAGACCAAATAATGCATCAGCAAATTCATTGTAGAACGGTGCAGCTTGGGTAGTAAAGGTCGCGGTAGAAGAGCTGTACTTTTTAATTACCACATCGGCTCCACTGCCTGTAGCACCAACTTTTAAGAACACACTACCACTTGGACGAGGCACAGTATCAGTACTTCTCCAGCTTGGGATTTCAGCAAATGTTCCGTATGTTAATGCTGGATTTGCATATGTGCCTGCGGTGATACCTAGAGTAGTTAAAGGAGTGCCAGATCCATTGGCAATGATAATTTTTCCGTCTGCTGTTGAACCGTTGGATTCAGACAAGCTGCTTGCATATATTTCTAGTTTTCCATTTACTACTGCTGCTGTTACTCCGTCAATTGTGGCAGCAGTGATTGCAGCAGCAACCTGTGCCACTGTTCTTGCTGCACCAGTATTGCCTACAGTGACCGTAGCACCGTTAATAGTAATAGTAGCAGCCGGGGTGCTGGCAGCAATTTCAGGATTAGACACTGAGCCTTTGATGGTTGGCCAACTGATGGCCCAAGCATTGGATCCAACTTGTACCCAGGCGTTGGCTGAATTTTTGTAAAAAACTAAATTGCTGCTGCCGCTGTTAAATGCAATAGCATACGATCCAATTTGTCCAACACTGGATTTGGGAGTGTAAATTCCACTGGTAGGACCATCTAAATCAGCCAATGATGTTACCAAGATTGGAGTTTTTAGTGTGAGAGTCGATAATGATGCGTCCCATTCGTTGATTCCCCATGTACTTTCAGTCAAATCCATCCAGTAAGTGTTGTTTGCCACAGCACCAGTTGGGCGTACAGCAGTGCCTTCCAGCTGGGCTAGGTCAACATCAGCGCGAATTGCATAGATTTTGTTCACTTGTCCCAATGCACTGTAAGCAGCCATCAAGCCGTATTCGTTACGTTCATCGCCGTGCAATGGAGTGCCAGCTGCACTTTGTTGGAAGCTTGGATATCCCATTGCTGTGATTAATTCTCGTTGGCTAGTATATGCCAATAATTTTCCTGCACGAGCTGCAGTGGTATCAGCTGCTGCAGTTCCTGCAGGGTTTAGTTTGTCTTGTGCTGTTGCTAAGATAACCAGCGGTACAGTGCCTACTGCGCCGGGTACGTATTGACTTTCGTCTGTGACTGTTAATTGCAGTCCTGGAGATACTAGTGCCATGTTTTTATCCTTTTAATAAAACAGTTTCTAGTATTTATAAAATGGCCTGCAATTTGGTTGATTAGCAGGTGCCTTTGAAAGGTTCACAAATAAATACTGTATCATGACTAGACCCATATGCCACACATGCAAGGAGAATCCAGCTGCTGTCAACTATCTAGGCCAAAACACAGTATACTATCGCAAAAACTGTGCTGGTTGCATACGAAAACTCAAGAAGCAAAAGCCAATACCTGCGGCTTGGCAAAGATCTGGGTACAAGAAAAAAGCCAAATGTGATAGATGTAGCTTTGTTGCCACAAATACAAAGACTCAATTAAGGGTGTATTATGTAGATGGAGACTTGCGCAATAACAATTGGACCAATCTCAAGACCATATGCTTGAATTGCCAGGCTGCTATTCAAGACTCTAAACTGGGCTGGAAGCCTGCTGATTTGGTAGCAGATTTTTAATTTGTTCGTACAACTGTTCTACTGTACCATTGTTGTCAACCACTGCATCAAATTTAGTACCAATCCAGGCCCATTCGCTAGGATGTACTTGGGGATATGCTTGTGCCATATGATCAAATTTGCCTGACACAGTCTCTAATGCAACATGGTACCATTCAGGAGTTTCTCCGCGCTGTACCCAAATAACCCGCCCACCTTGATTACGGATTGTTGCAATTTCGTTAGGAAATCGAACATCACTAATAACAGTGTGTCCTGTTCTAGTACGCAGTCTGTTTTCAAGAGCAGCTATCCAGATGTCGTCATGAAAGCTTTTGCGGCACACTTCTGTGCCCCACTGCTGCAAGATCCATCTTGGGGTAATTTGTGGTATTCCCAGGCGGTGACTCCACCAGGGGTCTACTGTTTCACGCCATACTCTGCTTTCTGGAGTGCTGCCTTCCAGCAATTCTCTATCCCACCCAAACACTGTAGACACTGCATCCTTGAGAGCTCCAGCAAAGCTGTCACGCCTGAACCCGTGCCATCCCACTAGATAGTTTGCTGCTGTATCTTTGCCCGAGCCAATAAACCCGCAAATTCCTATGATCATAAAAAATGCCCCTTATAGGAGCATTTTACTATCTTGCCAGCACAAAGTCAAACGCCGTATCTGTTCTTTTTTCTAGCAGCAATTGGACTAGTTTTGTTAACAGTTGGGGCTTCTTGGCTGCGAAAATCGCCGTTGTTCAGATCCTGGTGGTCAGCATTTACTGCTTTATATGCCAAATTTAACATGTCCTGTTCTTGTTTGCTGAATGGTATAGCAACTTTGCTTTTGCCAATCCAGCTTTCTTTGTCCACGTCAGGCATGGTCTTGCCATCAGTCTGTGCCAGTGCCAATCCTAGACGATATTGAGTGTAATCGCTGTTCCAATGATCACCATCAGTGAATTTGTTTAGGCCCTTGGTTGCTTGTTGGTATCTTTTTGGCAACTTACCTGCTTTGTTTGCTTCTGTAATAATATCGTCGATCTTCATTATCCAATTACCCATGTCAACGGATAACTACCGTCAATATAATCTTTAAGTTGTTGCTCAAGGTCAGCCAATTCTACCACTGCTTCGCCTTTGAGACTTGCTCCGTTTAGCTGTGTGCCACCCGTTGGACCAGAAATAGTGGCAAATTTTTCTCGTGCTTCGCCAAGAATGCGCTTGGCAAAACTGTAAGCATATTCTTGCAACCATGGAAAAACCTGGTAGTCGTTCAACAACATACTGTCGGGTTTATAGTTATAGATGTGCAACAAACAGTCTTCCATGTAATCCTCATTTTGATTTGCACCAGCATAAGGAATCTTACGGATCAGTGTGAGCTTTTTGGTAGCTTTATTAAATGTAAAATTCAAATATCCGCCAAACATTTTCATTGACATTTTTTGATAATCAACAAAAAGCTCATAGCTCAACAAGCCACCTACACGGCCTGCTACCAGCATGTAAGTGTTCAAGTAACCCGAGCTAAATGGTTCAAATTGACTGGCTGTGGTGCCAGTAACTGATCCAATGCCGCGCCGATATGCGCCGCGCACTTCCATGACTGTGTTGGGCAATATGTATTCTTGTGTCTCGGGCTTTAATTTTAAGAAAGCGTAACTTTCTTCTTGACTGTTACCTGCTCGTTGCCGATATTTGATCAGTGCCTGGCTGATTGCTAAATCATAGTGTTCTTTGTCCAGTTCAACGTCTACAATGCCGTCAGCTAATCGTAGTCGAATATAGTCAATGATTTCTGCACGTTTGATGTTTACTGTATCAAACTCAGGCGGAGCAACGGTGCCCAGATCTTGAGTTGGGTCGTAGGCAATGTGCCCTACGCCAGTACCTGTACTGTTGTTGTACAGGCTGTCTGTTATAAGTACGCCATTGGCGTAAAACGAAGTGGTATCTGCTGTAGCCATTAAAGTGTCCTAGTAATGTATTTACCAGGACACCGGCTAGTTAGTTGATTCGCAGCAGCAGGGTATCTTCGCTAATGCGTCCGTTGGCCAACGTTTCAGCCGCTTTGATTTCGTCTAAGAACTTGCGTAGCTGTATCTTGGTAGCTTTTGCAAACTCTTTTAGCTTTTCGTCGGGTTTGCGTAGTGTTTTACCTACAGATTTAGCAGTGTCAAAGTTAATAACACTTGTGCCTTTGACGCCAAGCGGGCCTGTTAAACTATCTGCAATGTACTTGAACAGTTTGCGTGTTTTGGTATTGTACACCCAAAGCTCTTGTGCTCCAACAATGTCCACAGGGTTGATACTGACCAATTTGAGTGTTTTATCTTCTTTCATGTACTTGAGCTTGCTGACAACTTTTTCTTTGTTGGGCGCACGTTTTACTCGAGCCTTCTTGGTTGCTTTTTTGACGCCACGATATTGCTCAAGTGCATCAAGTACTGCATCTAAAAATGCATAATGACGTTTATAATCCGCCGCTTTGTAGTGCCGGTACGATTCAACATGATCTTCAAACAGTTTGCCCTGTGCTGCACCTAATTCGGCTTTGCGAGCACTGAACAAGTCAACAAACTTGTTGATCTGACTCTGCGGTACTGTGTTGGCAGTCAAGTAATCAAATGCTCGAGGATCAACGGTGCCGCCTAACACAACCTCATCGTACAACCCTTCAAAGTAAGCCAGGTGCTCGCTTGTTTTTTCGTTAAGGCGGTCCTGAATAGTGAGCACTTTTACTGTAGCAGACTTTTCAGCCACAGGCATAGCTGCGCCGGTTGCACTTTCTACTGCATCGCCATCTGCCTGTGCCAATGCTGCAGCAATCTGTTCCTTGACATATTTGAGTTCTTTTTCACGGAATGGCATGCCTTGGCGATGAGCCATTAGCAAACAATAAACTGTCATGGGTACAGCACGATCTGGACTACGTATAAATGCACTCACATCTGGTTTGGTGTATGCATTTTCTTGCATCCACTTGACCATGTGCTTTTTGAGATCTTTTTGCGTAAAGTAGTAATTGTAGTAAGTGAAACTTTTGCGTAAAAAATGATCAAACTCATCCTGCGTCATTTTTAACGCACGTTCTGTATCCCACACTGGCTCACGTCCTGTGTACTTTTCATCGCTGTACATTGGATCTCGTGCTTTTGCTGCCTGTTTGCGAGGCGCTTTTATACTTTGTTGCAGTGCCATGTTGGTCCCTTTACTATCACTAAAACACTATTATACTACTCTTCAGGTTTTGTGTCAAGTAGTGTTGCAAATACGAGCCACTGTTGCAAATCTTGCAACTGTTGTTTACATTTAGCTAACTTCTCAGCATACTGTGTAAAATTGTTTGTTCTGCGGGCGTCAATTTCTGCACGACTCAGCTCAGTCACGGTGTTGTAAAGATTGTCGTGCATTTTGCGCAACTGGCGACGATGTTGTGCATTATACAGCATCTGTACGGTACGGCGCAGTTGCTGATCTAGCAACGCCCAGTCGGCTAAAGAATTAAATTCATGCATAACCCTAATTATAGCAAAATGGCTATTTTGTGTCAAACTGTACCCAAACTAAATACTAGATACTAAGGATGCAATTGTGCCAAGATTAAGTTTATGGAAAGACGGAAAACACAGCAACGATTATAAATTTTTTGATCGTAGAGCTAGTGAAATGTTCACGCTTGGCGGTACTGGAATATTGGTACACAAATATCTTGGTCCAAATGAACAAAACACAGTGAAAACAACCAGTGCAGCACAAGCCAGTGCTGGTATCACATTGACCTTCTCTTCAACAGCTGATGTACAATTGGGCATGTACGTGGTTGGTACTGGTATCCCAAATGGCGCCAAAATAGCAGCAAAAACTGCCACCACGGTACAACTTTCTGTTGCCAGTACTGTTGCAATTGGTTCTGCCGCAGTTATCAAGTTTTACACTGAAGCAGCAAAACCCAGTTATATCAACGACTCAGCTCAGAACATACAAGACTTGTTGTTTTTAGAAAATCGTGATCGAAAATACGACACCAGCATTTATTCCATGCGGGGCATTTACCAAACACAAGATGTCACATTTGATCTGAGTCAGTTTGGTATGTTTTTACAAACTGGTACCTTGTTCATTGTGTTTCATATCAATGACATGGTTGAAACAATTGGTCGTAAACTCATGGCTGGTGACGTTGTTGAGCTCATGCACCTTAAAGATTATTACCCATTGGACAACAGCTTGCCAGTGGCCCTCAAACGATACTACGTGATCAGTGATTGCAATAATGCAGCTGAAGGGTACAGCCCAAGTTGGTGGCCACACCTGTGGCGTTGTAAAATTAACCCGTTGACTGATAGTCAAGAATACAAAGACATACTGAATCAAATCACTGTTGACAATGAGCTTGATCCCACAGGTGGCAACATAACCTTGGGCAATGTGAGCAGCATTATCAGCAAGTATCAAGAAATCAATGATGCCATCATTAGAGAAGCAGAAACCAACGTTCCGTATTCGGGCTATGATAACAGTTATCTTTATATCAAGCCAGTGGGATCAGAAGGCTATCCAGAAGACCCAGCAGGGATATCTGCAGACAGTGGCAATGTCACTGCTGACTCAGGCACAATTGATTCTTCGGCTGGCATTGCCAGCCCCGGCGACACAGTACACGGATACCTAACTGGCGCAGGACAAACACCAAATGGCTTACCAGTTACCACTGGCATTGCGTTCCCAAATGCTCCATTGGTTGGCGATTATGCGCTGCGAACAGATTATTTGCCCAATCGATTGTTTAGATACGATGGTCGTAGATGGGTCAAGATTGAAGACAATGTTAGAACCACATTGACACCGGGACCAGACAACACCACTCTACGCAGTAGTTTTGTCAACAACACAGAGACTTACACTAATAATTCTGGTAATGTTAGTGTACGTCAAAGCCTGAGTCAGGCTCTTAAACCACAGGCAGATAATTAATGAGTCAAAAATATTTTTATGATGGACAGCTTCGAAGATTTTTAGTGCAATTTATCAGAATTGTCAGCAACTTTGAAGTAGAATTTGGTAAGGATCGTGACGGTACTAGGACACTACAGCGTGTGCCTGTATATTACGGTGATGCCAGTAGACAAGCTCAAGTTATACTGAAAGGCAACAGCGAAAATACCTTGAATGCTGTTCCTGCCATGGCTGCCTACATCAGCGGCCTAACTTACGAGCAAAGTCGTATGCAAGAACCCAACTTTGTAAGCAAGATGAATCTGCGCATGCGAGAGTATGATGCCACCACTGGTTTATATTCAGGCAATCAAGGTGACAGTTATACCATAGAACGCCTGATGCCAGTTCCGTACAAGCTAACAATGAAGTTGGATATTTGGACCAGCAACACCGAACAGAAAATGCAGCTGATTGAACAAATTGCTGTGCTGTTTAATCCCAGTTTAGAAATACAAAGCACAGACAATTACATTGACTGGACCAGCTTGTCTTTTGTACAACTGACAGAGTTACTATGGACATCAAGAGTGATTCCGGCTGGCGCAGAGGAATCAATTGACATTGCCACATTGACTTTTGATATGCCAATTTGGATCAGCAGTCCTGCCAAGGTCAAACGACTAGGTGTCATACAAAAAATTATCAACAGCATATACGATGAGCAAGGTGAATTCAGCCAAGATACCATATTGTCTAACCTGGTTGGTCGAGTCACTGTGTCTCCTGTAAACTACGGGGTCTACTATTCAGGAAATCAACTCAAGTTGCTCAAGCAACATGAAGTGGCTCTTGAGGATGGTACCTTGCTAAAAACTGCGCCGCCTGAGACCTGGCGAGCTGTAATAGAAATATACGGCACCTTGGTAACTGGCGCCAGTGAAATTAGATTGGCCTTGCCCACAGGAACAGAATTGATTGGATCTATTACCTATCACCCAACTGATCCCAGTATACTGTTGTTTGAGCCAATTGAAGATACCATGCCATCAAACACACTAACTGCAGTTGATGCCATTATTAATCCCACCAACGTGATAGTGGACAGTGGACTACTGAACCCCGCAGCTGGCACCAGATACCTAATAACAGACAACATCGGCAGCGCCAACAACTTGCACGGCAGTGAAGTGTGGGGGGATCTGGTTGCCCAGGTCAATGATGTAATAGAATACAACAGCACTTGGCAAGTGGTGTTTGACAGCCAACAACAATCAGATATACAATATATTACTAACACCAACACAGGTGTTCAGTATCGGTGGACTGGGTCAGACTGGGTCAAGAGTGTGGAAGGTGTTTATCGAGGTGGCGATTGGTCAATTGTAATATAGGCTGCGGCGCATTAATTTACAGTCAATCAACTCACAGATATTTGTTCTTGTTACGCAATCAAAAACGGCATGCTGGGAGTTGGGGCCTGGTTGGGGGCGGTGTTGAAGCTGGAGAAAGCGCCAGCGAAGCATTGCAACGAGAAATTGTTGAAGAGATTGGCGCTATAGCTTACGATAAAATTATTCCGTTGGAAAAATTCACCAGCGAAAACAAGAACTTTGAGTACCACACCTACCTGATCATAGTCAAACAAGAATTTGTACCACAGCTAAACGATGAGCATCGAGGATATGCATGGACCAGCATCAACGATCATCCTCGTCCACTGCATCCTGGAGTATGGCGTACTTTTAGCTTTAAAGGTGTGGTTGATAAAATTAAAACTGTTGAACTGGTTATAGATCAGCTTCAAGCACAAACTGTCTAAAATCTATAGATCTGTAGTTCAAGCAGTATTTCCAGGCTTCGGGTGTTCTAAAACTTTTGGTAGGAGCAACTCGAACAAAGCTGGTATCAGGGTAGGCTTTAAACACTTCTGCCATGCTCAATTCCCAATAATCTTCCAATAAAGAGTCCGGAGCTTGTGGGTAAGCATTTGTTCCTGCATACACATTGTAAGATGAATCGGCTGAATCAGCACCATCAAACCCAATCATGAACACTTTTTGGTGCCCATCAAATGCTGCAATATATGTTGCTACTGCGCCAGAATTCCATTGCGGATCTTGTGGCACGTAATGAAACTTTCCTGGATAGTTGGTCACTGCTTGTTTGTTGGCGTACACCACGTTGTTGTCGCAATACTCACTGTTGGCCAGTTCTGCTATCATTTCTGCTCCAGTTGTAATCAGGAAGTCAGGCTGATAATTTCTGTACAGAGCGTTACAGCCGTAGGTATTAAATCGTCCAGCGTTGTTAATTGGAGGTTTCCACCCGCTGCGTTCTCCCCAGTCTGTGGTGTTTCTAGCAGCCAAGAAAAGATTTAAATTAAAATCCAGTCTAGTCACTCCATTGCCCACAACCACTGCGCGATTACTTAAAGGAAGATTTTCAAAAGGATTGGCCACATGTTCTGTTTGATAACGCCATAATTGGTTGACATATTCTGCGGTCACATTAACATCTTCGCCGGTATAATCTTTACGATACAACTGTTTGATTTTTTGCATTAAAATCTTCCCACAACCACTTCAATGGTCTTTATATCCGTGCTGTCTATTTGTTCCAAGGCTTTTCCTAGCACACAACCTGGCCTATACATGCCGCTGTTCAAAGCTTCAGCCACACCCGGAATATGACTTGACACCAACACTGTGCCTTTTTCAACAGGACCCTGCACCTGACAGGGCACTCGTCCTGTCATGGCCACTGCCACATTGCCGTTCATGGAATTCATTAGATACGCTGGGTTGGTGGAAACTACCCCGGCAACTCTGGTGTCGTGTGTCATGTTGGTCACAGTGACTTCTTTGGCACCGCCAAATACTAACACAGTACCAGGTGCATACTCTGCATCACCCACATAGTTTTCTGCCAAGTCGGCGTATTTGGCCTG